AAATTAGTTAATGCTGCATACGAAATATTCTCCGCATTACCGACATATTGCAAAGATGCTGTGCCATCTGCAAAAGGTGTGCTTGGAGGATAGTTGTTGTAATTGTTTTGTGTTGCTTGAGGGTATGGAGGAGCAGAAGATCCTGAAGTACCACTCGTAACATATTGATAAATATAAATATTACTAAATACAAATTGCCCAGAAGTGACGGCAGTATTAGCTACCCATTGTGTAGGGTATGCTGGTGATGCGCCATTTGCTGTAGCTGTTGGTGCGACCTGACAAGGTACTTGCGTAACAATAACTTCACGCAAAGCGCCTGTATCTCGTACTGTTCGCTCCCGTGCTTCGTTAATGTAATCAGTTAACTGTTGGTCAGTGTAAAAGTTTGCATTAGCATCGTGGAGCAATCTACGAACTTGTGTGATGTAGCTCGATAAGGTTGCCATTTACGATCCATAGTTCATGCTACCGCCTGAAGGACTTTTCCCCTTACCCGCTTTTCAGCAGGTAGGGGTACTCTTTCCACCAACGGGGATAACGATTGGTTCTTTTTGGGTGCTTCGGTGGAGAACTCCCACTGAGAAAGGATCTCTAAACCCTTTTCTAAGTCGTTACGGGAGATCACCCATCCTAGCCTAGCCAAATACGGTTCTTTGTCCGCTTCTCCGTAACCGAATACATGACGAGCTACATTGAGGGGAATCTCTACAGTTTCACCCTTTTTAAACTCATAAAACACACCACCATAACCATCGGTGAGCTTTTTATCAGAATTGTTAGTTACGAAGATAGTTGACATATTAGAAACTCACTACATCGCCATATACGGCAATGGTTGCAGTGTTAGCGACATTACCGCTACCAGTGTTCACATTGACATACAGAGCTTGGGTTGTAAAACCAGTAATAGCAGAACTGCTGTTATACGGACTTGCAATAGTCAAGTCTTGGTATGTACCAGGACCTGTCAAGTTGCTAAGTGTTGTATTTGCTACTACAGCGTTAGAAATGTTACCGTCAGAGCTAGTAGTTACAGAAATAATCACATTCGAGATATTCCCGATTGGATTGTTTAAAGTAATTCTACGAACAATAACGCCACCAGAACCAACAGTTGCATTAGCATTTGTCAGACCACCGCTTAACAACGGGAGTTTGATACCAGTGACGGTAGCATTTCCCGTTGTATTAAGAGGAGTAGCTTGACTTACAGCAATACGACCATACCCGAAAGAATCAAGGTAATACTGTGATACTGAATCTGGGTTAGCCATTTATTGCTCCTTAGCTTGCGTTAAAAGTACCAGAAACAGCTTGTCCACCGTTCACAGTTGCCAATGTAATTGTGCTGTTTGTAGTTGCGTTAGCAGCCACATTCACACCATCGGAAACGAGGAAGGTTGAACCAGAGTTGTTCGCTAATACAGTTGTCCAAGTTGCAGCATTGGTAGTTGTGTTATACGCAGACACAGCAGAGATGCTCACATTGGTGTTTGGAAACAGAATGTAAGAACCTGCTGGAATGACTGTACCAGGAGAGGTAACGGTCAAGGTAGTTAACTGCCAATACGCACCAGGGGTGTTCGTATTAGTACTGGTGATTAGGATTTTATTTAAACCGAGTGACATGGTATTTGCTCCTTATAAAGAAATAGAGTTATAACCCTGCACTCTGGTCATTGACTTAGGCTTGGTGCTTACTAATTCAGCAATCATCAAGACAGCGCCAACATAACCAATCTGCCAGTTAGGTAGAGTTGATTCAAATCCAGTAAATACGAATGAACCTTGATCGTGAATATACAAGCTCATGTAGTTACTGTTAATGAAGTACAAAGTACCTTCTGGGCAGTAAGGATCTGGGTAAATAGGAACACCAGCGACCATCAAAGCACGGAAAGCTGCTTGAGGACCGTTGGAATCGCCATCAAAGCCATGTCCAGGGGTAATTACATATTGCTCTTGACCAACATAGTCTTGAGCGAGGAGTGTCCAAGTACCGAATCCGCAAACACCAAAAGTAGGTACTTCAGCACCTTTCTTAACTGTTCCAGAAATGTATTGGAGTACATTTTGACGAGTTGGGTTTACTGAACCTGCATTGTAAACTTTAGACTGCCACCATGCGTAGGTAGAACGGTTGATGTTACCGTAAGTCTGTAAGTTTGTACCATCATCAATAGCACCTGGCAATCCAATGAACTGCTGAGTGTTAGTGTAGTTGTTGTACAAAGCAGTAGCCATCGCATCCATCATCACATTGGTTGCATCGTTCATACGAGCTTCAATCAAAGGAATGATTGCGTAGTCTTGTTGAACAGCACCTTCCATACCGAGGAACGGTACAGGAGCGATCATGAGCTTGAGGTTAAATTCAGCGTTAAATGCACCTTGCTGAACTGCTGGCTGGTTAAATGAACCAGAGTAGTCAGACCACTGTGCGTTAACAAACTGTGCGCCTTGTACTGGCACGGTTACTTGGGATACACCGCCTGAAGCCTGTTGACTATTTGCAATCAACGCAGCCATCAAGGGCGTACTATTGTAAAGCTGTACGACCAGCTTGGGGATAAACGCTCTACGAGTTACATAAGTAAGTTCGTTGTACTGCGATGATCCTGACGCTGGAACTATTCCGCCACCTATTGGCATAATAATTCTCCATTCAAAGTAAATATCCCCTATTTACTGCTGTTTAAATACCAATTGGTCGAGTGTTCTTGCGTAACTCGCCCAATGCTTTTGCTGCTTCATCCCTTGCGCCCATCTGTGGGTTCTTCCAATACTTAGAAAGGTCGAACTTGCTGATAGCACTTGGGTTATATCCCATTGCCGAATTGGAAGTGGGAGTTGCTGCTTGTTTCATCCAATCGAAGTACTCTGCTGCTGTATTGTGATCGGTCACACCCTTTTCGAGCATGATTTTTTCAATTTCAGCAATTTCTTCTTCAGTGCGACCTAATTTCGCTCTGCGTCTTTGGAGTTCTTCTTTGGCATCTCTTTCACGCAATTGTGATTCCAGTTTCATTACTCGTTCTTCAGCAGAAGAAATTTTCTTCTCTGTGTAGTCCTCGATCTCTAATTCTGGAATAGACAATTCAGGCTTAACCTGTTTTGTCATGCGTAAAAATTGTTTGCGTGTTTGTGGATTGTCAGCCAATTGCTTAGCCAACAAAGCCAATTCATCACGCTGTTCAAAAGATAGATCTTCTAAGCTCATAATTTATCCCCTTTCGAGATTAGATAACTTTCTTAGTGTCACCAGGATGTGACATATTCATCATATTCTTGTAGCCAGCTTTAGGAGCAGCAGACAAGCCACCAAACTCTGAATAGCGTGGAGTATTGATAACTTGACCATTTTTCTGATTGTTGTCAGTTGGTCTGCGTGGTAAAGCAGCGCCACGGGGTTTAAAGAGTTCCATAATGATTCCTTACATTTGTGGAGTTGCGGAAGGTGCGCCACCTGGTAAACCGCCACCTGTAGGTGGAGGAGGTACTGGAGTGGACATACCTGGGATTGTTGGTGCTTGTGCCATTGCTTTGCCTTCAGCCGTTGCACCACCAGCTTGGGGTAATGTTTGCAACATCTGCATAATCTCAGTAGGTTGCAATTCGTTAGTCTTGGATTTCTTAGGTCCAATAACTTTGTTGATTGTGCCGATTGCATTAAGGATTGAACGACCTTCTTCAGAATCAGATCCTACGGCTGGTAACGCTTGTTCTAGCAAGTCTTGTGCCATTGACAAGTTAATCATTGCTGCTTCACGGTTACCCATTTTTGGTTCTGGAGTACTCATTGGAGAACCCATAGGAGGAGCAGAGTTTTCAGACATCCCTTGTGGATTCTCTGGAGCTTCAGGCATACCACCTGGAGTAGCACCATCCCGTTGGGATTTAATCATTTGCATCAACTGGTCTGAAGGTACGCCCATAACTTTTCCTGTTAAGTTTTCAATAATCGTAATCTTAATACAACACTTGTCAAGTGGGGGGATATATTTTGCTTCCCTCCCCCCAGGGAGGGTATTCGGTCAGTCCGAAGTAATCAGAGGGTTTTAGCCCTCATACGATTACTTGCGTGATTTACGACCTTTGCGTTTAGTGCGTGCCATGTGAATTTCTCCTGATAGCAAGACGGTCACCTATTTATAGGGTAAGGCAGCCACAACCCTTTTCCTCACGGAAGGAAACGAATTAACGCTTAGACTTGCGTGACTTTTTGTGAGTTTTACGCACAATAATCTCCTAGTTATTAACTATCCCCTGATTGCCCTACCGTAATTCCGAGTTTTAGGACTGCGATCAAAACTCTGAACACCTTGTAC